TTTTTACTTCAGCTCTATGTTGACAAAATGACCATCGTCAACATCCACAGCATTCTGCTGTTCCTGCCGATATTCTTCCCTCATAGACTCAGGCATTCCTTCCGTAGAAGGCCCTCTTTTCAAACCGTATTTAAAACGACGATAAATGCATTTGAAGAAAAGACGATCAAGAATCCACAATATCAAGTGCAATATCCCAATAATGTTAGCTGCAACGACTAGAGGCTCACTTGAACCGCTGCAGTTGCACTCCCATCCGGTTCTGGTAGGCCTGCAAATTTTCAATAAGATCATCTTTTAGACCTGTACTGGAGTTAGGGTGAGTCCCAACTGTTCTCATAGCCTGCACCATTTGCCTAGCCTGACTTGCAACTTCCATGGCTTCCGCTGCCTGTTCACTTGATCCAGCCATCTGCTCCATAGCCTTAGCCGTAGTGCTGGCTAGTACCATTCTATTCTCATGCCTAATTAGTGGGTTAGTAGTAGTCGCCATCTGCCTGTGGGACCGATGTTGTGCGTCAGCAATCTGCTCACAAGTGGCACATACTAGTCCAAGAGCCCCTTCTGCGGTCACAGTCCCCATTCTGTTGTATATGAGACCCATGCAGCTGGCAAGCGCACCAGTTGAGTAACTGAGTGCAACTTCCTTTGCTCCATGAAATGTCATTTCCCTCTTCAGTTTCTTGTATAATTTAACCGCCTTGTCCATGTTGTTTGGGTCTCCATTCCCATTTAGGGCGTTTTGGACAAACCGTCTACGCTGCAGTCCTCGCTCACTGGGCACGGTGAGCGTGAACACAAACCCTAAAATCCCCTTAGTCAGAGGTGACAGGATTGGTCTTGTCTTTATCCACTCCATGAGAGCCTCGAGATCTGCGTTCTTCCCTGCAAAAACATCCTCAAGTCTCTGTGCGATCTCGGCTTTGAGGGGGCCTGATGGAATGATAGAGAGAACGTACGTTTCGACCTCGGTTAGAAGACTCAT